TATTCGCTAAAGCGCGGAATTTGTCTCAAGGCGGAATAAGCAGCCGGGTTCACTACTAAATACTTACTCGCAGCCCCAGGCACCTTTGCTTGAAACAGCGCCGTTTCAGCCGCGTCTACCGTTCCTTCCACTAGGGCCACCCCTGCGGTTCCCACTGGCGCATTTGAGCTGAACTGCGAATATAGGTTCAGTATGTCCGTCTCGATTCGCTCCGCGATGGCAACTACCGCCGGTTGCATGTATAACCGCAATAAGTCCGGAACGGCCAGTACCTTCGTCACGTCCGGAATCTGAAATGTCGCCTCCGCGTGCGTGTTCAGCACGATCTGCGCATTCCCGAGACTCGGATTTTGCGTCTGAACCGTTCCACCTTCAGCGATGTTATTCGCCACCAGTGTCGGCGGAATTGGAACGTTCACGGTATCACCGGCATTTGCCAGCGTGGGTTCGTAATCGCGATTTACTAAGTTGCCCATCACCAGGTTACTGACCAATGCCGGCAGGGCGTCCACGGCAACCAGCTTAACGATTGCGTTTGCTACATTCGCTGATGTAATTGTTGGCATCTAGATTGTCCTCATCTCCTCTTTCTCCACTTACCACGTATGTGTTTGTCGTGAGCCGTTTTCCCGGAGCCGCATCAAACTCCTCGAATTGCTTGACTCGCTACCCTCGAGATCTCCTGGCGAACTTTCTCCAGTTCTTCCGGGCTCATGCCCGGCCGAATCTTGTCTAGATCGATCCCGCCTGTCGTTGCACTCGCCTTCGCTCCCGAACCCACGCCGGATCCACCCGTGATGCGGGCCGGTAGCAGCTCCGGATTCTCTTGCACAAACTGCGCCAGGTAGTCCCGAAGAGAAACTTCTCCGGGGCCGCTCCGTGCGCAAAGCTGGCCGTCGTCGCGCCGCTGGATATCGTCCTTTACCGCCCGATAAGCCAGGTCCACTTTCGCTACACCCAACCGTTGAAGTTCCGCGCGTACGGATGAACTTCGCTCTGCCTCATCGGCGACCTGCCGGCTTCGCTGATTTTCCTGGACTAAGTCGTTAACGCGCTTCTCCAGATCCTCACGGCGTCTCCGTTCGTCCAGTAACTCCGCCTTATAGGCCGGTTCTGCCTTCACTTGTTCAGCCTGAACAAACTCATCGATCACGCCGCGTATCAAAATACGCAGCTCCGCCCCGTCCGTCTTTGCCTCGTCCATGGTCCTCCCGCGCGCCTTCCCGGCCGCGCCCCTTTAAGTTTTGTCCTAGGGTCTTTGTTGGTCGATCTCTCGGCCGATTTGATCTTTCACGTCTTGCCGGGCGTCACAAAGAAATTGGAACGCCAGCTTTTTGTAAATCTGCTTTCGCAGAGTCGGCGACTCGATACCTAGGCTAAGCAATCTTTGTGCATCTTCCAGTTCCGTGCCGAAATCCCCGATATCAAACTCGTCCATGCCGGACACGTTGATGCTTAACCCGTCCTCGCGCGCCAGGTCCACGGCTCGAAGCACGCGTTTCATCGCATCCTTCGCTGCGTCTCCATAAGCACGTAGAACTTCTTGGGTGATCGCATAATCCCGCTGCTTACTTACGCCGGATTGTGCTGTGGCCCCTGAGAGCGCACCGCCCGCGTGTGTTACATAACACACCCGATAAATCTCTTCCTGCAGCCTCGTGAGATTGTCAGCCGCGATCTGATACACCGTTCCTTGCGGCTCCGTCCATCCAAACCGATCCTGGGGACCAAGTTGGATGTAGTAAGACTCGCCCATCACCTGATCCCAGTCCCGTTCCGAATAAACCACCGGCATTGCAAACAATCCCATCGTCAAGGCCCAACCCAACGCATTGGACTTATTGAAGTGTTCCAATTGCAGCGTCGCTGCCTTGTTCAGCAACCACAGACCTTCGGAAACCCGTAATTCCACCAAGGGCACGCGCGATTGCTTCGCTAGTCCATGTCTCCCTTCCGCGACGACATCCACTGGTCCACGTTTGGTGCTGCCGTCCTCTTGTTCATAGATTCGATAATGTTGTTTGTCGTAATAAACCCAGCGCGTTTGCTTGGACCACGCCATATCTTCCAGCCGGTCCTTGCGTAGGCTTTGTGTTCGCAATACCACCCACTGATATTGGCCATGCTCGTCGTAACTCCAGTTGATTAGCTCATCGGCGGCATAACTCACTAAGTACGCCCTAGAGGCCCCGCGCTCATCCTCCTCCGCTCGCGTTTCAACCTGCGCGTTGATGCGCGGGAAATCGATCAGCACTAGGCTTCTTCCACACACCAGCGCTTCCACGAACTGCCTGCGGAAAAACTCTGTTACGCTGGTCCCCTTTAGATCGCAATCTTCAGCGAATTGCCCGAAGAATTTTCGAGACCGCTCATTCTTGCCTTCATACGTCAGAACGGGTTCCCGCCGGAAAAGCGTCGCCGCGTACCAGTCCACAATTGAGCCCACGTAGTTTTCATAAAAGCTCCGGCCTAGCCTCTCCAGGTACACATCCCCGGGCTCTTTCTGGCGTCGCACCAGGTATTGACCGGCGCTCGCTCGGAACTGCTCCCCCCCGGCATAAAGATCCCGATACTGTCGCCACATGGATCGTTTGGCGGCGTACTCGGGATGCTCGTGCGTGATGTCTAAAGCGCCTATACCTAAGTTCATCGTTCTCCCGGCCTAAATGAGTCTTCTTCCCTGCTCCCCGAATTTCGTTCGCGCTTTGCATTCCTGCCAAATGAGGTAACCGAGCGCATCCGATAAGTGTGTCCGCTGCGGATTCCGATCTTTATCGATGATGCCGCTGTCCGGCTTAAAGCTAACCTCTTCTAAGTCTTTAATCAGCCCGCTGCAACGGCAATGAACAAATAGTCGAGCTTGCTCGTCCGCGGCGCACAGTTTCGAATTTACTAACGCTACTCGCTCACGTACGCTCGGATTACTCGGCGGCACCTTGAACCTGAGATTGCGATATGCTGTGCTCCGAAAATATTCCTTGATCATCTGATAATCCGTCGTTCCAGCCGTCTGCAGCCTCTGCCCCGAAGCATCGCCGTAAACCACTACTCCGGCTTGGTGATTCGGATACCGCGCGTGAAACTCCTCGCATGCCTGTATCGTGCTCGCGCGGCTCAGTACGATCTCGTCCACCACTCGTATTTCTTCTCCATCTTTCTGCGCCACTACCGAGCTCATGGGGTCAACATTGAAATCCAGCGCCCAAAACAACGGCAGTGCGGGGTCGAGTTCTACTTCCCGCACATTTCTCGATCGCTTGAATGCCTCGTAAACTGCGCCGGACTGCACGTTCAAATACTCCCCCAGCGCCTCCTGCTCGAAAAACTTTGCGTCGTAGCTTCCCCGCAGCCGCTCGTAAAAATCCGGAACCTTATCCAGCACGTGCCGGTTCTCGTACGGATTCGCGAGCACCACATCGTATCCCGCGATGACGTCCCGAACGAACCTGCGATATACCCAATCGAAGCCCTTCGGCGTCCACACTGCAAACCCACACAGTCGCGACGCCCGGGGGTCCCGCAATCGACCTTCCAGCCGTAACCACGCTTCTTCCGCCGTATATGTCAGCTCGTCTAATCCAAACCACGCCAGGTTAGTCCCGCGTAAGCGCTCGAAGTCATCCACGGCGCGAAAATAGATGCGCGACCCCGTGTCCTTCATCAACAGCACGGACTCCGACTTGTTTAGCTCGTGACGAATCCGATTAGTTCCCAGTACTTCCAGAAAGCTCGTTAGCGTCGCATCCCGTAACATGGGGTAAGTCGGCGCGCCAATTAGCCCCGTCCGGCCCGGATTTAAGTAACTCAGCCGTATTGCTTCTTGACATAGCGCTTGGCTTTTCCCTGATCCAATCGGACCAGAAAACCCCTTAAACCTTGCCGTCGACTTATGAAACTTACTCTGGGACGGGAGTGGCACATAGTCTATTTCGATTCGCAGCGTTCCTCCGCTGGCTCTTTCCACGTGACGATGATCTCCCTCGGCTTTTCGTCGTCCTCCAGTTCGCGTTCCAATTGCGTGAGCCGGATGTAGTCCGCCAACGTTACTTTGGTAGTCTTCAGATCCAGCCGCTGCTCCACCTCTCGGAGCAACCGGCTGATTCGCTGCTTCCGGCTTCCCGTCGCGACCCTGCTAGCCTCTCGGCCCTTAACCTTCCGAATCGATGCCGCTCGTGTTGCCATAGCCCAAAACAAAAACGGGCGCCCCTGTTTCCAGAGGCGCCCACAAGCAACTCTCTCCTGCACTGAATCTATCAACGACATCCCTAGCCCGCATCGAGATGTCTGCTAAACACCTGAAAACAACCAGCAGATTCTTAAAGCTCTGCTGTCACCTCTACTATTCCACGCACCTACGCCGTCTGGATCTGCGCTACGCCTTCCAGCCCTCGCTCG